CGACGGCTTCTCGCACTCGAACGTGAGCAGCGTGCTGCAACAACTCCGCAACACGAACGGACACAGCGTCATCGCCGCCATCACCGCCTGATCCCCTCACCCGGCGAGGTTCGATCCCTCGCTAATCCCGAACAAAACACGACCATGACCATCAACGCCATCAGCCGCCAGCTCCGCCTCACCTCCATTCCCATGGTTCACAGCCCGGGAATGATCCGCTGGATCCTCGCCACCATCGCCCCGTTCGATCAACCCAAGGCGATCGACCTGCTCGAAGCGATGGGGCTGAAGACCGAAGACGCCGTGCGTATCGCGGCCAAGGATCCAACCATCCACATCGCCTACAACGACGAGGACGGCACGGTGCTGTTCTCCTTCGACGCCTGAATTTCAAACCGACCAAACACGACCATGAGAATCGCCATCGAAACCGAAACCCGCCAAGTCGAAGACAACGGATGGGTGAACGCCGGATCTTACCATTCCGCCATGTTTGCCCACCCCCAACCCGTGAGCGTCAAGGGGTGTCCCGCCGGGCGCTCACAGAAGTCCATGCAGGACGCAATCAACGACCTCGTTCGCCGGACGAATGACGAGAGCGGAACGTGCATGATTCCGGCTGATTTCGCCATCACCCGCCACAACGGACAACCTACCGCCTGATCCTGACAGAACATCAACAATTGAATCAAACGACCATGAAACAACACCAATACACCATCCTCGCCGACCTCGCGGCGAACCTGACCCTGACCTTCGCGGTCATCGCCTGCATCGCCTGCATGGGTGCCATGGCAGCGCCGCTGATCGCCATGGCCGCGTTCGCGCCGCTCCTCGGCGTGTTCTTCGCCTCCATGGCAATGTCCTACGTCTCAGAGCTCGTTAGCCAATGGCTGCACGAGCAAGCCTACCGTCAATCGCATCGCTGAAATCTCCCAGAACACCAACAAACACACGACCATGAAAAAAGAACCAAAACGCAACGCCCGCCGGATCCTGCTCATCGACAAATTCATCACGCTCGACAAGGCATTCGGCGAATACCCTGACGTGTTCCTCGCCACCGTGGCAGTCCTCGACGACGAGACCAACACCCCGCGCAACTGGAGCCGCCCCTATCAAGAGGATCGCATCGCGGGCGATTGCGGTGCTTTCACCGTCCGCGCATTCCGCACGTCATTTGGCGACGGGTGCAAGATACTTTCCAGCGTCAACGCCCGCGCCGTGAAAAGCGACAACCCGACAGAATACGAGGAATGCGCCAAGGCGCTGAAAGGCTACGCCAAGCGCCAATCTGACCTCTACGACAAGGTCGGCGGCACGAGCGATTCCGTGGACGGGCTCATCCGTCAAATCCTCTGCCTCGGAGTTTCTGAGGTTTTCGAGCGGGCCGACGGTGACACTGAAAGCTGGCTTCAGAAGGGCGATTGGAAACGCTCGTCCACCGGCGACCTTGCAAACCGCCTGCGCCGTGCATTCGCGCAAACCGCCGCCGCCTGACCCCTGACAGAACATCAACCCGCCCGGGGTTCCATCCCCCGGGCAAACCTCAAACGACCATCATGAAACACCTCCGCGCCATCGCCCTATTTTCATCATTCGCCATGACGCCGATCGCGCTTGGCTACGGCATCACCAAGCTCGCCATCATCATCTCCGAGAACCTCTAAACACTACCATTATGAAACTCATCACCGGAAACACCTACCCAGTCAAAGAGGAGATAAAAGCCCTCGGCGGAACGTGGAGCAAGGCCAGCAAAGGCTGGCTTGTGCCTGACGACAAGGCGGACGAAGCCCGCGCCATTGTGGCCGGGGCCGGACCCTCCGCGCCCTACACTCCCAAGCGGTGCCGTGCAACGAGCCGCTATCGCTCGAACGTCTATCAATTTGCCGGAGGCGCGGAGGTTTACCGCAACAAATCAGGACGCTGCGAGGACGCGCCGTGCTGCGGCTGCTGCTCTTAACTCTCACCCACCAACATCAACACCATGACACCAGAACCATACCAAATCATCGCCCGCCTGCTTTTTTTCTCCGAGTATCTCCGACTGCGCCGGATGGTCCGCGAGGACATCGCCCACGCCATTCAATTCCCCGGCGGCGGCATCGCGGCCCGCTTGGAAAAAGCCTCCCACCACCTCCGCGTCCAATACGGAAAATAGCATTATTCACAATTCTATTCTTGCCAGAACATCAAGCCAGCCCTACAACTCCCTAAGTCACCTGAGTGACGCCAGAAACGACCAACCAAACACGACCATGGAAACCAACATTGACCGCATCAAAGACAAACTCGCCAAGCTCCTGCGCCTCGGCGAAAACGCCGCCGCCACCGATGGCGAAATCACCAACGCCCTGAGCATGGCCGCCGCGCTGATGGCAAAGCACCAACTCACCCGTGAGGACATCGACACCAACGCCGCCGACCCAATCGCCAAGGTGACAGTCGGCAGACACTACGCCTTCACCAAGGGCGCGAACCTCACGACGTGGGAAAACCTCATCCAGCATTTCGTCTGCGAGTTTATTGGAAGCGTCGCCTGCTACAACGCCGGGAAAATGCAGGCCCGCCGCAACGGGATCGCGGTGGACGGCGGGAAGCAGGCCAATGCGCTCGTCTTCTATGGCAGCGACGACGACGCCCGCGCAGCCGTGGCATTGTTTGAGGAATTGTCCTATTCAATCTCCGCGATGGCAATCATCCGGTGGGGATCATGGGCGCGGGGCGACGGTGCCGCTTATGCCTACGGCTTCGCGCAAGGATTGCGCGACGCCAACAAAGTCGCCAAGCGTGAGCTTCTCAACACTGACCCGACGACCTCCGCCCTCATCGTCAAATCCGGCGAGACATCGCTGGCTATCGTCGCCAAGGGCAAGGCATGGCTCGCCGCGACTCATGGCGTGCAACTCCAATCCCGCTCCGGACGCCGGACCAACTTCTCCTCCTCCAATGCTGGCAGCGCCATGAGCGAGGGACGGCGCGACGGTGCCAACTACAACGTCAACCGCCCGGGCGCTCGCCACGCCATCGCCTGACCGCCTGACGAGCCCGGGTGACACCGGACGAAACGCTGCGAAGCGTCGCGGAAGTCAACACTCCCCACCACACCAAAATGAAAACGACACAACACACTCCCGGCCCTTGGGAATTTGATCCCGCCATTGACACATTTAATATCGGAACGATTTCCGTGGGTCCAGACCCAGAAAACTATCCTGTCGCTCACGTCGAGTCATGGACTGATGGCGGGACTGATTGCGACGAGGCAAAAACAGCCCTTGCTAACGCCCGCCTGATCGCCGCCGCTCCTGAGCTCCTCGCCGCGCTGGAGCTCATCTACGCGAACGCCGCCGAATCGCCGGAATGGATCCGTGCATCCATCGCCCCCGCCATCCTCAAAGCCACCCGTTCCGCCTCATGCACCTGCGAGTCGGAATGTTCCGGCCCCGTCCCGCCCTACTGCTCCGAGCACGATGGCGATTACTCCGCATTCCTCGCCTTCAACAACTGCGACTGATACCACTCTCCAACCAACACGACCATGAACACCCAAACCGACGAGTTTGAAATCTCCGCCCGCCTCTCCCACAAATACGTCAGCGGATGGAATCACCTCGACCAGTGGCATCCGGTAGGAATCGCCCGCCCCGTCCCGACCGGGAGACCATCCCGCTGGGACGAGAATGGCGAGAGTTTCCGCCGTTTCGAGCTTCTGGAAGTCAACGCCGGGAACACCCGGCCCGAGAACGTCAAGCGGGCGATCACCGACACCATGCAGACCGGGTGCCGCTGCGAGCACGATTGCTGCGGACACGTCCAAAGCTCAGTCTCCCGCGTCCGCCGGATCCGCAATAACCTTTACGCCGTGACCGTTCGCGGCTATCGCAACCTCTGACCAAAAACAACACGACCATGAAAACACAAAACAACTGGAAGCCCGTCATCGAATCGCTTTTCTCCGCCCTCGCCAACGCGGAAATCACCGTGGACGAGGTGGACAACGGCGGCGACGAAACCACCACCGACCCCGCTGAATTCCTCGACGAGGCCACCGCCTGCGACGAGTGCCGCGTGCTCGTCCGAATCCCGGGTGAGACTCGCCGCCACACTCTCCTGATCGTCCTCGGAAACGAGCCGTTCGAGACCGTTTCGGACTACTCCCAGCATCCCCTCCTCGACGCCACACTCGAAGCGTGGAGCGAGTCATGGGAAGGCAAGCCCTGCCCCACCATCGAAGCCTGACACACACTCCCGGGCGGAGGTCCAACCCCTCCGCCTCACACCTTCACAGAACATCAACACCATGGACAACATCACACTCCCGACCATCCACTCCAACGGCACCAGCCGGAACTCTCTCCAAGAGGATTACGACGCCGCCGCCCACGCCTTCGAGGACTTCATCGACCGATGGGGCGATGTCGAATTCAACGCCCGCGACTACTACGTCGTGGACGGCGCTTGGTCGAAAGCTCTCGAAGAGCGCGAGACCATGAATCGGAAGATCCGCGACATCCGCATCTACATGCAAACCATCCGCGAACACCTCCACTCATGAGCATACAACAACCGAAACTCGCCCGGGGGGTCAACCTCTCCGACGACGAGGTCCGCGCCCTCACCGCGCTGGCGAGACACTACAAAGCACTCTCCCGTTCCGGCCCGACGACCGGGGAACCCTCATGGCGAGTCCTCGTCATGGCGATCGCTTCCGGCGAAATCACACTCTCCCGCACCCGCGCAACCAGAATCTTAAAATGAAAAAAATCGCATCATCCATCAAACTCTCCCCCGATCAAGTCGGGAGGCTCAACGAACTCGCCGCCGATCTTGGGGCGCATGCCCGCACCGGCCCAACCTCCGGCGAGCCGTCATGGCGCGTCCTTGTCGCCGCGATTGCCGATGGCGAGGTCACACTCTCCCGCGTTCATCCCGTAAGAATCCTGAAATGAAAACACCCGTCACCGCCCTGCGGCTATCTCCCGCGCAAATCGCGAAGCTCAACAGCATCGCCACCGCTCACGGGACACTCTCCCGCACCGGACCAACGTCAGGACTACCCTCGTGGCGCGTCCTCGTCGCCGACATCGCCGACGGTCGCCTCACCGTGAAGGATCCGGCGAAACGCTGGGAACCCAAGGAGCCCAAGGAAAAGAAAAAGCGCAAACCCTTCCGCGCACACCCGAGGTTCGCCGCGAAATGGTGGAAACCCACCGAGATGGACGACATGCCCGTCGCCGACGCCCTCGCCGCCAGCGGCTACCCGCTCGACGAGCTCGTGGCGGCAGGCATGAAACTCGTGGACGACGGCGCGAACCTCATCACCCCTCCCGAATGGACCGGGTGGGCATGGAAGGAGGAGGAGGGATGAAGGCGCGTCTTTAATCGCCGATTAAATCCCTCCGACACTAAGGCCGGGCCGCCCTCAAAAGCGCCCGGCTTTTTCGTAGGTGGAGAACATCCGGAGAACCACCCCCGTAAGTCGTTGATTTTCAAGGTAGCGGCTGTGGGACTCGAACCCGCATTAGCTGTTACTTGATGTTCCATCATTACACGCAACTTGCTGTTTTTCAGTCGATTCTGGGTTTCTTGTTTTTTGGTGACTCACCGTGAATCTCGTTTAGTGGAGAACATTTGGAGAACACTGAGAACCATTCTTCACCCTCGGACGGGCTTTTCGCGTCGTTGTAGGAGCGCCCCGCCTCGCTCTCCGAGTTGCCAGCCTCCATCGCGGTTTTTGCCAGCCCGACAACCGCCGCACGGTAGCTGATGAACGAATGCCGGAGCGCGTTCCGCTTCCAGCCGCCGATGAACGCCCCGAGCCGGGTGGTCTCGCACAACGAGCCGTGAGTGGATGGTTTCGACGGGTAGAGATGCGGGCCGATGACACCCGTCCCGGCGATCGGCTCCAGCCACGAACGGAGCGCCGGGGTCATGGTGATGACTCTCCGTTCGCCGGTTTTTGAGGTCTCGCGACGCACGATGATGATGTCCCTGTCCCACTTGATGTCCTCCCACGCCAGCGGCGGCTTCGTGCTACCCTGCTGCGGGATCACCTCTTCGGTGCGGAGCCCGCCGAGGGCGCATAGAGCGAGCCACGGGAGATACTGAGGGCGGACATTGTCGAGGAGGATGCGAAGCTCTCCCGGCGTGTAGGTGGCAGGCACACCCCGGACGACGATCGGCTTGCCGACTCTCTCCGCTGCGGTCTTTTCGCCATGTGGGAGATACTCCCGCTCGACGCACCACTTGAAGAACGTCACCCATGCCGCCCTGACGTTCTTGCGCGTCCGTGCCGCGCCCGCGAGCGGCGGCAGGTCGCCCGGGCCGATGTCGCCAAGCGTCATGTCGGGGATCAGGCCGAGGTGCCGCTTGAGCGTCGTGTGATTGTGCGGCGAGGTTCCGGCGTTGCGCTTCTTCTCCGATAGGAACTCCGCGACGGCTTCCTTGGAGTTCTTTTTCGGAGCTCGCTTGCCATGCCACACGAGGAATTCATCTACCAGCTTGCAGGAAGGGTCCGCCTCGATGATCCGCTGGCACGCCTTCGCCTGCTCCGGCGTGATCGCGCTCATGTCGAACCCACCCCGGAAGATGCTCCGGGCGTATTCCATCGCGTCTTTTTTCGCAGCCTCTAACGACGACCGCGTGACGTGCTTGCCGTCGGCCTTGTAGCGCCAATACTCTCTCCCGCTGGGGTGATTCCACGGATAGACCGAGATGCTCACCGTGCGATATTTGACGACCTCACTCACGGTTTTGATGACCTCACTCACGTCTCAGGTAGTATTCGGCGATGGCTTTCATCAGCGCGTCTTCGACGACTTTCGAGAACGACACTTTGCGGTTCGCGGAAATCTCACGCACCGCTTCGGTTACATCTGGTGGCAGGGAAAACCCAACTTTCCTGCGCTTCTTGTCGTCCGCGATCGGCGGGCGACCGGAATGGCCTCGAACTGGTTTCGTGTTCATTTTTGGAAGTGGGGGGGGGCGGAGTGACATACGGACTAGAATTAGTCAAAACAATTCATACGTCGCCAACATACACCACTTTTCTTAATCGCAAAGGTATTTTTATGGCCCAAATAATCCCCTAAGCAAACTTTAGCTTTTCTTTCCACTTAAACCCACCACTCTCCGCCCCATGCCGAGCGTGAAGCAACCCCTCCAGACAACTCCGAGAAAAGCAGGACGCCCGCCGACGGGCCGCACGAAACAAGTCATCAAAGCGACCGTTGACGAAAAAATCGTCGCCGAGGCCAAGAAAGCGGCGTCCGAAAACGGCGAGTCGTTCGCCGCTTTCGTCTCCCGGGCAATCCACGCGCAACTGCTACGGATGTCCTGATTTGCCCAATATCCTTACCTATTTCCTTTCCACCTCATGCTCTCCCTCACCCACCAGCAAATGACCGGCCTCATTGACGCCGCCCGCGCCGACCTCGTCGCCGAAATGATCCGCGACAACGGCGCGTCGATCCACCTCCTCTCCCCGGCCCAAGCGGCTGGAATCCTCGACATCCGGCCCAACACCCTGACCCGGCTGCCGATCCCGCGTGTCGCCCTCGACACGAAACTCATCAAATACCGCCTTTCCGACATCACCGCCTTCATCGAATCGCGAGTGGAACGATAACCCTCTCTCTCCGTCGCCGCCCGGGTGGCGACCTCCAGTGCCTGTGCTCACCGAGCGAAAAATATCCGGCGACGGAGAGACCTTAAATTGCCAGAACATAAAGAAATGAAACCAACACACCGCCAACTCGCCACGAGTCACGCATTCATATCAGGCGTCGCCTGCTGCTGCCTGATTCTCCTCATGCTCATGCTGTTCCTGTTCGCCTGCTACGGGCAGGTCTATCCAGCCATCGCCGCTTGGATGACCGGAATCTGCGCGTTCCTGATGACAATGCACCACGCCGCCGAAGCCAGCCGCCACAAATCCATGACGGCATTCGACGACTACAAAAACGAAAACACCTTCCAATGAGCTCCCTTAAAACAGTCATTCGCGGCGTCAAACCGCAACCTCACTTCGTCCTGCTCTACGGCGTGGACGGAGTCGGAAAGTCCACCTTCGGCGCGGACGCTCCATCACCCATCTTCCTCGGTCCCGAGGATGGTCTCGGAATGCTCGACGTTCCGCGCTTCCCGACTCCCAAGTCATGGGCGGACATCAAAGCCACCGTCAACGACCTCCTCATGGAGGACCACGAGTTTGAAACCCTCGTCCTCGACAGCGTCGATTGGATCGAGCCGATGATCTGGGCGTTCCTCTGCAAAGAGGAGGGCGTCAAATCCATCGAGCAGGTCGGCGGCGGGTTCGGCAAGGGATACGTCCTCGCCCGCGAGCAAACCCTGGAGTTCGTCAAGACCCTCCAGCGCCTGCGGAAGAAGATGAACGTCATCGCTCTCGCGCACGCCCTCATCAAAACCACCGAGGATCCATACGCCGGTGAGCGATACGACCGATACCTCGTCAAGATGAACGACCAAGCGGCGGGAATCTGGCGGGAAGCCGTCGATTGCGTCCTGTTCGCCAACTTCAAGACCGTCTTCTCGAAAGCCAAGGGCGCAGCCAAGGCACGGGCAGAGGGAGACGGGCGGCGGGTCATGTTCACCGAGCGCCGCCCCGCATTCGACGCCAAGAACCGCTTCGACCTCCCCTTCGAGATGGAGCTGTCATGGACGGAGTTCGCCGAGCGTTCCGCCGCCGCTCTCCCGTCGTCAACAGCGGACACCGAGGACAAGCTGGCGACACTCTTCAAGGGCATCGAGGCGCAAGCCGTCGCTTATCTGATCGAGCTGGAATGGCTGGAAGACGGGCAACCGCTCTCCGACCTCCGCGCCGTCAACCGCAAGAAAATCCTTTCCCGGCCCGAGGGGTTCCTCGCCGCCGTTGTGAAACACGCCGAGAAGGCAACCGAACCTACCACCCCAGACACCGAAAACTAACATCATGGCACACCTAGACCCAAGCAACTTCATTTACGACGAGCCGGAAGACAAAGACAAGATCGTCTTTGCCAAGGGTATATACAAATTCCGCATCACCGAAATCAACTCCATGACAGAGTCCAAAGAGGCTCGGAACCCGATGCTTCCAATCAAGTTCGAGTTCTCCCGAGCTGACGGCAAAACGACGACGGTTTATGACAACCTCGTTTTCACCGACACCGCGAAATGGAAAATCAGCCAGTTCCTTTCCTGCATCTGCGGCCCCGGAATCAAGCCCGGTCGAAAGATCGACTTCAATGACGCCGATTTCCTCGAATGGGTGAAAAAGCAAACCGGAACCGCTCGCCTCAAGGTCGAGCAAGTCCAAGGCAAGGGCAAGGACTACGATCGTAACAGCATCGAAGCATTCATCTTCAGCGCGACCGACGCGCCGAAATCGGCACCAGCTCCCGAGCCTGCCGACGACGAAGACGATGCAATTCCATTCTGACCTTCACAGAACATAAACAAGCGCCCGGTTCTCCCGGGAACCGGGCGCATCCCTTTTTTATAAAAATGAAACACCTATCTGTGGCAGAAGCCAAAGAGCAAAACTACCGCTCAATCACCGGCGACCTCTGGCCCGAGCGCGAAAAAGACAAGCCAATCATCGCGTCGATGGAGCAAACCCTCTCCACCTGCGACGCCATCTGGATCGACATGCCCTACGAGGCGATTCAGGCCGGACGCAAAAGGAGCGAACTCATCCTTCCTGAAGACGAAATCCAAAGAATCAAGACCACCTGACATGAACATCCTGCAACTATCCATCACCGACCTCAAGAAGGTCTCCGCCATCGAGATCAACCCGGAGGACGGCAAGCCCATCGTTCTCACCGGGGACAACGCCAACGGCAAAAGCTCCGTTCTCGAATCCATCATCCTCGCGCTCTCCAACAAGGGGCTCGAAGACCCTATCCGCCACGGTCGCCCGTCCGCATCGGTCAAGCTCACCCTTGGCAGCGACAAGATGGAATACACCCTCGAACGCCGGATCACCAAGAAGGGCGATTACCTCACCCTCACCGACGCCGCAGGCGTGCCAGTCCAGAAGGCGCAAACCTTCCTCAACGGCATCATCGGCAACTATGCCTTTGATCCGTTGGAGTTCACGAAGCTGAAAGCCAAGGACCAAGTCGAAGCTCTCAAGTCCGCCGCCGGACTCGACTTCTCGGAAGTGGACGCCGAGCGTGCCGCCGCTTACGCAGAGAGAACCGCCGTCACCCGCGACGGCAAGGAACTCGCCGCCCAACTCGCCGCCGTGCCTGAGCCTCGCGAGGGGACGCCGGAAGAAGAGGTTTCGGCGGCGAAGTTGATGGAAACCCTTCGCACGATGGAGAAGGCGACGGACCACCTCGCAGTCGCCAAGCGCCAAGTCAAAGCGGCGAAGGAGAAGGAAGAGTTCGCCCTGAGTGAAATCGACCGCATCAGAGAATCTCTCAAGATAGCTGAGAACTATCAGTCCACATGCGCCGAGATGATCGACGAGACTCAGAAGATCCTCATCGCCGCCGAGGCGTCCGCCCCTGACGAGTCCGCGCTCGAATACGCCCGCTCTGAAATCTCCGCCATCGACACGACCAACGCCCGCATCCGCTCCGCCCGTCAGCACCGGGAGATTTCGGCCAAGCTCAAGGATCTCCGCCTCAAGGTGGCGTCCCTGAACCGCACCATCGAAGTCGTGGACGAGCGCAAGGCCGAGGCGATCAAGAACGCAAACCTCCCACTGGAAGGTCTCGAACTCACCGACGACGGCGTCATGTTCAACGGCACGTTCTTCACCCAACTCAGCACGGCGGAGCAAATCCGCATCTCCACGCTGGTCGCCATGTCGCAGAACCCGGGCCTGAAAATCATCATTATCCGCGAAGGCGCTTTGATGAACACCGCGAACCTCGCCCTCATCTCCAAACTCGCCGCCGACCGTGGCTTCCAACTCTGGATCGAGAAGTTCCAAGAGAGCCCATCCGACATCGGCTTCCACATCATCGACGGCGCGATCGCCTTCGAGGACGGAGAAGCTGTCGCCCCGGCACCCGAGCCCGCACCCATCACCAGCGCGATTGAAAACCCTGACTTCTGATTTCCCATGAACATCACCGAACCACCAGCCCAAGAGGCACCTACTATCATCGGCGTATCCGCCGCCGTCACTTTCGGCGAAGCGAACATCATCATCACTGGAGACGACATCCCCACCCTACGAGATTTCTTCTCGGACCTCGGCATCCTAGAAATCAATATCTCCGAGATCCGGCAAACCGTCACGCTGCTCGGCCCGGTTGTCGCCCTCGCCAGTATCGCTCACATCCAAGAAAACGCATAACATGTCACTCATCAAACGCGACGAGCGATCGTCACACTGGTATTCCCGGACGGGAGAAAGCTGCCACACGGTCATCGCCAAAACCACCGGACTCCCACGCGCCACCAACGTAACGGACGCCCGCAAGCTCGGACTCATACCGAGTGTTACCAACGTCATCGCCATCAAGGCGAAGCCCGCGCTCAACACTTGGTTGCAGGACAACGCCATCCTCGCCGCCCTCAACACGCCCCGCTACCCCGGCGAGCTGGATGCCGACTACCACTCCCGCATCGCCACCGTCTCCGATTCCATCGGCAAGGAAGCGGCGGAGTGGGGAACCCTCCTCCACGAGCAACTGGAGCAATACTGCACCGGCGGCGCGTTCCTCGGCACGGGCGAGATCCTGAATTACGTCGCAGGCTACGACGCGTGGCACCGGGAGAACGTCGTCGATGTCATCCACGCCGAGAAGTCGGTCGTCGGCGAGCTTGGCTACGCCGGACGACTCGACCTCTACGCCACCATCAAGCACGGCGGAGAAGTCCGGCGGGCGGTCATCGACTACAAATCCCAGAAGATCAAAGGCAAGCCCAAGGGCAACTTCTACAAGGAGTGGGAGATCCAGCTCGCCGCCTATGCCGACTGCCTACGGGAACCCGGCGAGCCGCTGCCTCTGCTGGTCTCCATCATCATCCCTTCCGACGCTCCCGGCCCGGTGCAAGTGAAGGTGTGGGAGAATGGCGAGGGCGCACTCAAAGCCTTCCACGCGTGCTTCGCGCTGTGGTGCTACGAGAAAGGATACCAACCATGAATGATTTTAAAGACTGCGGCGGCCCTGCTTTCCCGCACAAACCAAAGAAATGGAATCCTGAGGGATGGTATGAGGGTGATGCCAACCAAACAGGATACGGTATATCCATTCGCGACTGGTTCGCGGGCATGGCTTCCGGAAGCGTGCTTCGCGAGTGGAGTGAGGTCACACCCAATCAAGGCGAAACGTGGCACCAGATGGTAGCGCGTATTTCCTATGAACATGCCGACGCCATGCTCGACGCCCGAAATGCCGACCCTGCGTGACACCATCGACTGGCGCGTTCCATCCGCGTCAGCGTGGCAGGGCAAGGAGGCGGACCTGCAAGTGGAGATCGTCACCCGGTCTCTCGCGCTCGCCTCCTCCTTCCCTGAGATTCACCTCCTCCACGCCATTCCGAACGGGGATTGGCGCGGATGGGGGACCGGGGTGAAGCTCAAAGCCCAAGGCGTCATCCCCGGCATCCCCGACCTATGTCTTCCCGTTCCCCGTGGCGAGTTCCACGGCTTCTACCTCGAACTCAAGAAAGCACGCGGAAGCGTCAAGCCCGACCAATGGGCGATGATGCACGCGCTCCACTCCCAAGGTTACTACGTCCGAGTCACCAACCACCTCGGCACCGCCATCACTCTCATTTCCGACTACCTAAAAATGTGAAAATCACCCTCACGGACAAGGCTTATGAACTCACCAAGATGAAGAGACCTGCCGCAAATCCACCGACAACGACAACGACAATCATCGGCCATGGATGGTCTGAATCCAAGGGGATGAATTATGATGACTTCGACCGCTTCCAAACCAAATACCATGGCATCCCCGAACACCTCATTGAAGCAAACGACCATGACTGACATTGATTTATTTGCGGGCTTTGACCCCGATGATTACGAACTCATAACGATGGATGGCTATCACGACTGCATCGTCGGAATCGTCGAACAGTTTGGACGCCCGCCCATCGTCTGCTACGACAAGGCGAAGGTGCTGGAAAAACTGGTGAATGACGGATGCTCGGAAGAAGAAGCGGACGAGTTCTGGTCCTTCAACCAAATCGGCGCTTGGGCGGGCGATACCACGCCGTGCTTTATCTCACTGAACGGCCAATCTTATTATCCTGCTAACGCAATAGGCCATCCGACCGGAGAGAAAGGAACCGAAAATGAGTAATCAACAGCAAAGCTTCACCGGGTCGGATGCGCCGACTTGTTCATTTTCTTCATCTTCTGCGGATGAGATGACATTGCGAGGCTATCAATCTTCCATCGTTAGCGAGACGCTGACAGCACTTGAAACACATTCCCGCGTCGTTGTGGCATGTCCTACCGGATCAGGCAAAACAGTGATCGCAATCCATGGACTACTGCCGAAGCTACCCGGCAAGACAGCATGGGTGACGCACCGGAAGGAACTAGCAAAGCAAGCCCGCGAATACGGGCGAACCCTCGACGTGTTCATGGCACAAGGGGAAATCACTGGCGAATATGATACAATCATCATCGACGAGGGCCACCACGTCTGCGCCGCTCAGTATCGAAAAATCCTTGCTGGCTACCCCTCCGCTAAAATCATCGCGCTGACGGCAACACCCTACCGGCTCGACGGCGTGGGGCTTGGATCGTGTGGCTTCTCTCGGATCGTCCATGGTCCTGATACCTACGACCTGACGGAAGATGGAACACTCTGCCGCGCTCGGGTCTATATCCCGCGCTCGGAACACACGGCGGCATGGTCGCCGGATGCCGCCGCAAGGCGGATCATCCAAACAGCATTCACGAAGGGAATCGTCTTCTGCCGATCCGTGCCAGAAGCGCAAGAACTGGCGCAACTTCTGACGGATGCTGGAATCAAGGCCGCAAGCATCGACGGCGCAACCGACCCGAAAAAACGGGCGAAACTCTTCCGCAGCTTCGCCAAGGGTAAGCTCAAGATCATGTGTAATCACACCATCTTCACGGAAGGCGTGGACGTGCCAAATGTGGATCTGGTGGTCTTAAATCGCCACACACTGAGCCGCTGCCTCTGGAAACAGATGATCGGGCGCGGAACGCGGAACGCCCTTGGCAAGACAGAATGCACGGTGCTAGACCTCGCTGGAAACGGCGTGCTGCATGGCTCAATCTACGACAGGGAAATCTATGATCTCAACGGCAAGGTGGAATCCACCGAATCCCGAACACTCACACCAAGCGCGGCCTCTGATGAGGCTGAAAAATACGAACACAACCAAGGAGAGGAACTAAAAGAATGGAAACCACAACCGAAACCAATCAGACTGATCGAGAGCTTACATCGACTGAAATCCAAATCGCCATTGCACAGATTGAGGACCGCTTGATGCGTGTCGCCAAGGCGCAAAGCGAGCTTGCGGAGATCGCCGAAGGCGATGATGAAAAGGAGTTCGCGGCGAAGCTGCGGACGAAATACGACATTCCCGAAGGGATTCATCTATTCTTTGAAGGCGTGGACGCCGCGCTGACAAAGGACAATGTCAAAATCTGCAAGCCTCACCTCGCCGCGTTCGTGAAGGGTAAGCTGACGGAAAACTCGTTCTCTGATCTGGTCTTCTTCTTCGAGGAGTGCGCCGAATGTGATTACGGCTGGATACTGGTAGAGCGTCCAATGGGGTTCTATGACCAACCCAGCCGCGAGGATATGGACGCCGTGATTGCGGAGATGGAATCCATCGGCACGCGCTCACGCTCGAAAAACACGAAACTGCCCCGAATAGCGGGTGTCTTTTCTTCCAAATGAACGCAATAGGTGAGGCACGGGCGGACAACGCCAGCCCGCCACAAGATCAAAATCTCTAATCACATGGAAACTCCGAATCAAACCGACCCGCCCGTTGACCTCGACCGCCTTGTTCGGCTGGGGGAGGTAGTCGTGGATCACACCGACGGTTATGAGTATGCAGGGCCATTCCGCGACGGAAACGCCGCGTGGGAGTGGGTAAAACTCCAGAAAAACGCAAGGGGGCTGACAGTGGTGGCTAAAATCCGGCTACCCCTAACCGCGCCAGTCGTTGAGTGCGAACACTGCCAAGGCTCAGGCTACAAAGATGATCCCGATGCTCTCTACACCTGCCCGTCTGGCTGTCTGCCGAACACGTTATTAGACCGATCATGACAAACTGCCGAAAACAACGCGCCGAGCACAAGCGGCTGAGAATGAATACCCCATGAACCTCCGCCCCTACCAGAACGACTTCGTCTCCGGCGTCGCCCAAGGCTTCCACGCCGGATTCCGCAGGCAGCTCGGCGTCCTGCCGACAGGAGGCGGCAAGACGATCGTTTTCGCCAAGATCGCCCAGCGATTCCACGAGAAGCGCGGCGAGCGCACGCTGATCCTCGCCCACCGGGAGGAACTCATCGACCAAGCGGCGGCGAAAGTCCAGATGGCGACGGGCCTGATCCCCACCGTCGAAAAGGCGAACCGCCACGCTGACAGAACATCAACCATCGTCGTCGCCAGCATCCAGACGATGCAGGGCGACCGGCTCGCCACTTGGCCGAAGGATCACTTCGGCCTGATCGTCTGCGACGAGGCCCACCACGTCCTCGCCGACCAGTGGCAGACCACCCTCAACCATTTCGACGCCCGCGTCCTCGGCGTGACCGCCACGCCTGATAGAGGCGACAAGAAATCCCTCGCCAAGTATTTCGACAACCTCGCCTACGAGATCGGAATGATGAAGCTCATCGAAGACGACCACCTCTCCAAGGTTGCCGTCCGATCGGTGCCGCTCCAGATCGACCTCGCCGATGTGAGCTCCACCGGCGGCGACTACGACGCCACCCAGCTCGACGCCGCCATCACGCCCTACCTCAAGCAGATCGCTGAGTTCATCGCCCGCGAGTGCGGCGACCGCAAGCGCATAGTCGCCTTCCTGCCGCTCATCGCCACGTCTCAGCGGTTCGTGGACGAGTGCCGCAAGGCCGGAATCGACGCCCGCCACATCGACGGCAAGAGCGACGACCGCAAGGAGATCCTCGACGACTACTCGAAGGGAAAATTCCGCTTGCTCTCGAATGCCATGCTGCTCACCGAGGGCTGGGACGAGCCGGGGGTGGATTGCCTCCTCGTCCTCCGCCCCACCCGCTCCCGCGCCCTCTACGCGCAAATGGTCGGACGCGGCACCCGGCTTTCCCCCGGCAAGAAGAACCTCCTGCTTCTCGACTTCCTCTGGGCGCACGAGAAGCACGACCTGATGAAGCCCGCATCCCTCGTGGCGAACACCAAGGAGGAGGAGGCGCTCATCACCAAGGCGCTCGCCGAGGGCGACGACAAAGACCTCGGCGAAGCCATCATCGACGCCGCTGCCGAGCGCGAAGCCGCCCTCATCCGCGAGATCGCCGCCAACGCCGCCAAGAAGGAACGCTTCATCTCCCTCGAACACGTCGGCACCCTCCTGAAGGACCAGAAGATGAAGGACTACTCGCCCATCTTCGGCTGGGAGAAAACTCCCGCCACCGAGGGCCAGAAGCGCGTGCTCGATAAATTCGGCCTGAAGTGCGAAACGAAAGGCGAAGCGTCGATGGTGATGAACCGCCTGTTCGACCGCTCCCGCGCCAAAATGGCGACGATCAAGCAGCTCCAATGGCTCGTCCGGATGAAGCACCCGTCGCCGGAGACCGCTACTTTTCAAGAAGCGAAAGATTTCCTCGACGCGAAGTGGAAAAAGACGGCGTGATCGCACCCGCACAGAACATCAAGAAAAGACCATGACCAACGACCCCTACGCCGCCGACATCCTTGAACGCCTCAACTCCCGCGTGGAGGAGGTTTGCAAACATCTCCTGCCGGGAGGGAAACGCCGGGGAACCGGATACTTCGCCGGGGGCGTCTCCGGCGAGACCGGGAAATCCTTGGAGGTCGAGTTGCAAGGGACGAAGGTCGGACTCTTCCATGACCGGGCGGCGAGCGAAAGTGGAAGCCTCCTGAAGCTCTGGATGATGAACCGTGGCATCCGCTTCCCTGACGCGCTCGACGAGGCTGCGGACTTCCTTGGCATCCCGCGCCGGGAGAGGACGAAAGCCCCGTCCAAACGCCTCAACCCGTCCAGCTTTGAATACAGCGCCCCCACGGAAACCCACCTCACGAAACCGGATGCGATACCAGAGAACGACCCCATGCCGATGCCGCCGGAGACCCCGACCAAGATCGACTGGGATTCCTGCCTGATGGACTTCACCGAGAAGCACGCCGACGAGGTCTGCAAGGCCCGTGGATACTCGCCCCACTTTGTCGATTGGCTTCACGAGCAGGAGGCGATCGGCATTCACAAGGGCTGCGTCGCCTTCCCCGTCCACGACGACAAGGGCGAGGTCGTCCGCATCCACTTCAAGGGGCGGGACCACTGGCAATACTATCCAAAAGGCGGCGAGACCGCCCCGCTCCTCGTCGGCGCTCCCATCGCCCACGCGGCGGAGGTGCTCGCCTTCGAGTCGCAGTGGGATGCCTTCGCCATGCTCGACAAGCTGGGTGCTCATCTGGCGGACAACGCCAACAAGTATTGCGCCTTCATCACCCGGGGCGCATCCACCAATACCAACCTCTCCAAGCTCGCCGTCCCCAAGCTCATCGCCTGTCCGCAGAACGACCCGCCGGAGAAAGCCAGCAAGACCACCGGGCGCACCCCGGCGGAAGAGTGGCTGTTCCGGATCCAGGGTTCCAAGCACAAGTCCACAGCGTTCTCCGTCTTCGACACCCCGCCCCAGCACAAGGACGCGAACGACTGGATCCGCGCCGACCAGCCGACCTCGGAACAAGTCATCGCCCTGTTTTCGGATGCGAAGAACCCGCTCCTCAAGTCGGTCATGTCCGCCGCCGAGCTGATTGAGATCGGTGCGAGCATGCAGGATGACCCGGATTCCCTCATCGGCCATGAGCGCCGATTCCTTGGCAAGGGCGGCTCCATGCTATTCATCGGCCCGTCCGGTATCGGCAAGTCCACCCTGATGACATCGTTCCTCTGCCATGCCGCCGCAGGCATCCCGTGGAACGGCATCAAGTTCCGCCGCCCGCTCCGCGTCCTCGCCATCCAAGCGGAGAACGACCAAGGCGACCTTTCAGAGATGATGACTGGGATTTTCCGCGACACGTCGATCACGAACCAATTCGGCAAGCCGGGACTCCGCCTGCTCAGAACCAACCTGCTCTTCAACAATCTCACCGACAAGACCGGGCCGGAATTCGTCAACCACCTCGAACAGATGGTGCGCGGGCTAGAAATCGACCTCGTCTGCATCGACCCGCTCCTCTCCTACGTCGGCGACGACATTTCACTCCAGAAGGTCGCCTCCAATTTCCTCCGCCACAACTTGCTTCCGGTCATGAAAAGCACCGGGGTCATGGTGACGATCGTCCACCACACCGGCAAACCGCCCAAGGAGAAGACCAAGCAGACCAACGCCGAGCTGTCTTACAGCGGACTCGGATCGTCCGAACTCGTCAACTGGGCGCGGGCGGTCTGCTGCATCGTCCCCACCGACGAGGAGGGCATCTTCGAGTTCCGCATCACCAAACGCGGGAGCCGCGCCGGGATGATCGACCAGTTCACCGGCGAGCGCACCGACAAGATCCACATTTGCCACAACGCCACCGGCGAGGGCATCTTCTGGAAACAGATCCAATACGAAGCGCAGGAACCCGAGCCGAAATCCTACGGCAAGGGGAAGGGCGGAGCGCCCCAAGGGAGGCGGATCAACACCTCCGAATACCTCCACCTTATCCCGAAACGAGTCGCCAACGGCGAGCTTGCCCGCATCCTGCGCGAGGACGTGGGCATGAAGCAGGCCCAGATCGCCGCCGCCATCAAGGAGCTGCGGGCCGAGGGGCGGATCAAGGCGATGGGCGACGGGAGCTGGGAAGTTCAGGATTGACTCAGCGCGGATCATGACGGAACGTGATGCGCCATGAAGAAACCGACCCTCGCCGCTTCATTTGCCGCGCTCCGCCAAAAGCACAGGCTGACCCTGCTTGCCATCGCCAACGCCTGCGACCTCGCCGAGACCACCATCCTGAAGGTGGAGGCGGGGCGTCCGGTGCGCTGGGAGACGCTCCATCTGATTCTTTCCACCGGCTTCAAGATCCGCATCGGGACTCCTCAATACGAGGAATTCCACCGCCTGTGGCTCGTAAAGAAGGCTGAAGTGGCATCCAGCCAACCATCGGATTTCGCCAAGAAAAAACTCAGCCCTCACGCCGCAGCGGCGGTGAAAGCGTTTCGGAACATCATCCGCGACCTCGATGAGCCGACGACCCGCAAAGCAGTCATCGCTGCCGGAAACGTGGCGAAGAAGGCGCTCCTCAGTTGATCGGTCCCTCGATGAGAATAAAAGAGAACCTCTTTAGCCCGGCTAAATGAAGTGTCTCGTTGAGGGTGCGGCGGAAATCACCCCATTGTTCTGGAGGCAGCGTGCAGCAGCCTTCAGAGGAGGTGCCGTTAACGCCGCCCAGATGAAGGTTGATCCCGAACTCTCCAGACTCAGTCACGGCGACCGTGCCGTCTTTTTTGAACCGCTCGACGGTGACGAGATCAGGCCCCTGTCCGAACGCTTGGTATTTGCCCCGGTGGATGAGTGGCTTGAACCACCAGCAGCCGGGTTTGAGGCGAGCCATGAATTTGCCCGCGCCCGCGTTCCACCCGTATCTGGAAGGGTCGGTGTTGCCGTTCCAAGCAGTCATGCTTTGAGGCGTGACAATGAAAAACGCGTCGTCGTAGGCGGAGATGTCGTTGCCAGCCTCGCCGATGGTCTCGGCATAGTAGCCCCTCACCGCCAGAACAAACCGCTCCGGCGGTGGGGATGTGCCGTGCTTGTCCGCCCACGCTTCGGTGGCTTTGGCCACAACAAGTTCGCGGCTGGCTTTGGGCTTGCTTTTGGGAATGGGGATCATGGCGTCAGCATTTCACAAACAGATAGGCCAGCCAGAAGGCCGCAAGAAACAACATAGCAACCAGTCCCGGCCACCAAGGTGGCGTGTCGGGCGGCTCCATGTCGTAGTTCGAGGACATTATTTTTCGGCGAGGATTTCGATCACCCGCATGGCGGAGGGAGCGTCCACGCTCACGTCCTTGCTGCCATCCGGATTGACCCGGACGGAGCAGGAGGCGAGGCAGACAATGGCAACAAGTGTGGCGATGGTTTTCATGGCTCTTGGGTAGGGGTTGCGTCCTTGGCGAGGTAGCCCAAAACGGCGAGAGTCACGGGCAGAACCCATGTCTTCCAATCGTCGATAGAGTGTCCTTGCTGGACGATCCCTTGGATGGCGGCGGCGGCTGCGCAAAGCAGTCCGATGAGTGTGGTTTTCATTAGCGGTTCTTGTAGAGGCAGGTGCCGAGGCCGCAGCCTTTGCTGAGTCGGTCAACGTCGTCCTGAAGCTTGGCGACGATGATGCGAAGGCTGGCGATCTCAGTCGCAAGCGAGCGGTAGATGATCGCGGCCAGCGTCGAGATGACGGTGGCGAGTGCGAGCAGCACCATTAAAATCCATTCTGTCGGGACGTTCATTTTTGGGGGAGTTTGGGAAATGGGATGAGCATGTAAATTACGCACCAGAGGAGTTTAAGAGCTGTCATCATGGCTCTGGTTCAGGTTCCGGCTCAGGCTCTGGTTCCGGTGTTGGCTCTGGTTCCGGTGTTGGCTCTGGTTCCGGTGTTGGCTCTGGTTCCGGTGGGGCAACGTAGACAAATGCGGCTCCGTCGAAAACAATGTCCGAGCGGCCAGCGGCGACTGGTGCGCGGCTGGCGAATCGCGGGACAGCGAGCGCGTCGAGGCTGGCGTTGACCTGCAAGCCCAATGCGGTATTGGCGGCAAATGTGGCGAGCGTGGCGGGGATGTCGGCGTTCAGCACGGCCAGCAAGCGATCGGTTGGGAGACTCCAGAATGCTGCGTTGGTGGTGGCGAGCGTCGAAGCGAGATGGTGCGTGGCTTCGCCTGCTTGCAGGACGAGTTGCTCTTTTGCTGCGAGATCGGCTTCAGCTTGGGTGAGTTGGCGGATGATTGACATAAATTTTAGCGGATAAGTGTCCTGTTGATTTCAAATTTGTGGTAATCAACATAGGCGATGATAGGCACAGCAAGTATAGTTGTATTGTAAAATACAAATCCAACTTGAACATTGGATGTTGGAATGTTTGTAGAGTTGGTTACAGACCACAGTATTGTTCCTGATTCGGAATAAAGATAAAACGAAACCGATGCCGCGCCCGCATTGACGGCAACTCTCATTTGATACCAAGCATTGACAGGCGCGCTATAGGTTGTGGCGTTAGTTGTTGTATTAACAATTCCGCCAGAAAAGTTTGCCGTGATAGCAGAGAAAACAATATTACCCGCTCCGTCGCCAACTCCTTCCGCATAAGCAATATAGCTTGGTGCAGCAGAATTTATACTAGAAGCAAAACCAATTCGGCATCTAGTAGTATCTGCATTAAGTGCAGGTTTGAATATCAAAGTATATTCTTCATTTCCACCAAAAACAATAGGCAGAACACTGCTAGTGCTTATACCCGCTCCAGAATTCGCAAAAGTACCAGTAGGGAAACCGACTACTCCAGGATGATTTGCGCTACACTGTGACGCAACAAAGGAAACAGATGCTCCCCCCCCCTGTGCTGCTATAGTTTGAAACCCATTTCCATAAGGGGATGTATTTAAGGTAGTGCTATTAAAATCACTTTCAGCTACAACATATTTGAATGGTAGATGCGCTTGAGGCATAACCCGCGCATCGACTAATGACCTAGTCATGGCACTTGTCGGATTTGTTGCTGCCTGACCTGTCAGTTCAACCTGACCGCTGAACGACTGCGATCCGGTGAACGTCTGAGTGCCGCTGGATGGGTTGATCAGGGCGACCGTGCCGCTGGTGTTTGGGAATGCAATGGCGCGGTCGGCAGTGGGGCTGTGGGAAAGCGTTGTGGCGTAAGTGCCGTTGTTTAGCCTAAAGTTTGAACGGGTTTGTATATAGGCGTTGGTTCCGTAAGTAGTGATGTTGGCATTAATTCCTTCTGTGTAAAGGGTGGC